TTTGTTTCAGAATGTTGATTCTACCGGCTCTCCAGCCGGTGATGTCAGGATGATGTTCAATATCTTCACGACCGCACCATTTCATTTGAACATGGCTGCTGTTGATGATAAAGGAACTTTGGCTAGATGTTATCTTGCCGTTGGTGCGTCAAACGTTGAAGTAGTTAAACGTGGTTGCGCTTCTGGGTATGGTACAGATGTTCTTAGGAAGCATCTTAAAAGTATTAAGCAACCGTCAGCTGTAAGGAGGCGCCTGTCTTATGTGGTGCTGCCGGTGGTTAAGTCTCCGTATAGGTACGATCAAGAGGTGGGTCGCCTCATGAAGGGTGATAAGCCCCTCACACATGAGTTTAAAATTCTCACCAGTCACCTTTATGAGTTCCTGGTCTTTGATATTTCCGATACGTTGGTTATGTCGCCTACTCAGAATGAGCAGTGGACGTGGGCTGAGCTTCTTCGTTTTATGTGGAGGGAATATCTCCTGACGCGTGATTACGTCCCGTCAGATGAGTACGATGATAATGTTGTACTTATTAATGATGATGACGACGATGGTGAGATTATTGTCGAGGACTCAAGTCCTAACGTTGTTTCTGAGTATTCGTCTGCTACCCTTAGCCATGACCATGACTTGTTAGTTAAGAGGGAGCTCAAATTTGGTAAGGGCGTTAGCAGTCCTTACGTTAACTGTGAGCTTCCAGTCTTGTCTAATAGTTTACCACCCCAAGAATGTGAACCTGAAGGTTTGTATGATTGGTTACCTTTGGTTGGCAGTATAGTGACTGCCACAGCGTTAGCCGCAGCAAGTGCACACGCCGTGGCAAAATCTAGCTTGCCAGATTTTGACTGGAAGCCTGAGTACCGTGACTGCGATATTTGTTCGATGCAACCCACCGGTAGCACGATGTCTTGTCGCGCTGTTGAAGAGTGGAATGGGGTCGCTTTGGTTTCGAAGTGTCCCATCCCAAGTTCGTCACCCAAGGCCATTTGCGCAATGGCCTTGAAGTGTCCGGGACGATTTATGTTGGAACAGGTGATAACGTTTGTATGATACCGTCGGATCATGTTACTGCTCCCGAGGTGCTAATTACGAGTAGAGAGGGTTTCTCAGCTTTGTTTAACGTTTTGGGTAAGCGTGATGTGTCGTTTGATGAAGGCTGG